CGTGAAGAAGCCGAAGTTCAGCGACCTCTTCACGGAGTTTGTTCAATTCTTCACGAAGCTCCTCCATTCTGTATGAAATTGATTTTGTGGAAGGAAGTGAAGGCACTTAGGTTATTCATATCTTCTTGTAATCTTGTATCCCCTAGCTCCGGTGATTAGATCACCACTTCCTGAAAAATTCAGATCTCCTTTGTATAAGTTACACTTATTCCCTTCACCACTCCATGGAAATACTGTATTAAAACCGGTACATTCAGGGTCATCAAAACATGCCCCCAAACATATATCCTCAGTTCTGTCCCTAGCTTCAAACAGATTATAACCAGGGTCTTCATCAAACAGCCCCGCATACGCCGGAACGGGATCTTTCGGATCCTGTCCAGTCACAGATTTCAAAAGCGTACCATGTACCTTTTTTGGAACACCCCAATCTGATGATTTAACTTCCCATTGAGGTTCTATCTCCTGTGTCTCACCCTCTTCAAGCCATTTACACGCACCAGCCAAAGAAGATCCCTTGCGGTTGCTTGTATAATAATGACTCCTCCCTGTCTTTAGATAATCACACCTATCCCTGTTGTTTTCACATGTACCCTCACTCCCTTTACCTGCGCACCTCCCTTCACACTCATAATTGTCATATCCTTGCTTTTTCATTGAATATTGATAGGCTTTATTAATTACACACGTTCCAGGATTACTTACAGGTGTCTTGGACCTTTTTACAACGTAATAGGACCTATTTCCCTGGGTACCCATTTTATCTCCTCGCAAATATCCGTGACCATCCCAACTCCTAATAGGGTCGTTGCTCGCGCTCCAAGCCTCATCAGTCTGACCAATCCCACCCCATATACTACCACCAATCATGTATGGGGTATGTTCGTACCAAGCGTAATACGCTGTATCTCCACTCCTAGGATCATAATATTTAACTTCGTATTCCACACCGTCTATAGTTTCTGTTGTATCAACTGTAGGGCATGCCGGATTTTCACAATCTCGCATCTCCGTGTCACCGGTTGCATTTGGACAATTAGCACCCCCGTGAGCCGCGCTGGTCTTTACTTCATAAACATACTGTCCCTGCTGTGGTCCACATTCAAAATCGCATTGATTCGAATCAAGTTTCCATTCACCCACACAATTTATAGGACACGCCTGTGTATTACAATCGGCAGACTGAATTTTTGGATTGGGGCATGCAGTTCCGCCGTGTTTTGGTTCTTTTGTAGTGGTCCACGTTTTAGTTTTTATACCACCTCCACATGGTTCACTACAAGAACTCCAACCACTCCAGCTACCTTCACAGGGCTCTGCGGGGCATGCACCTGTATTACATGCTTCTTCCTGAGTTAATGGACTTGGACACGCTGCACCACCATATAACGGTTCTGCTGTAGTGGTCCAGGTTCTAGATCTCGTTCCACCTCCACATGGTTCACTACAAGCACCCCAATTACTCCAACTACCCTGACAGGGAACACTGGTATCACCCCCTTTTTCTATATTGGAAAAGACGTCTTCCAATGTTATTTTTCCCTCAAATAACTCCTGAAGAGTTTCAAAACCCGTTTTGTTGTTGTCACTCCCTTCAGCTGCGCCATATATTCCAAGTACTACTAGTACACTACAACAACACAATACCAGTAAAATAATAAAACCTGAAGAAGATCCGGAATTTTCTGGAATTCTAGGAGCAATGTATCTTCCTCTTCCTCTCTCCATCTACAATTATATCAGATTTTTTTTAGTTGTACATAATAATGAATCGCCCTGTATCTAATGTTATTATGGAAGCTCTCGTCATTGGTGTTATGAATGCCGCACTCATCTATGGTATCAACCAAATGAATTTCAAGGTTGATACACCTCTTCTCCATCTCATCGCCGGTGCCCTCATCCACATTATTTTCGAATATACAGGGGGTAACAAATGGTGGTGTACACAAACTTACTAAACGTTGTATATTACATAAATCTCTAATGGGTAGCTTCCCACACGTCAATCGCTTGTTGAACATCTCTCCACTCTGACCTGAATCGGTCCTCTTCCCGTCTCATGTCATCATGACACATCATCAAACTGTCCAACAAAACCTGGTTAGCTGCGTTTGTCCTCTCCATATACTCTTTGTAGAACATGTGCGCATGTGGGATCACAACCCCCTTATCCCGAAGACTGTCAAGGGTCAAACTCCTAATCGTGAAACCCATCCTGTTTGCTGCGTCTCTGATCGCGTCCCTCCTAACACCTTCAGTGACCCTCTGGCGAATCTTTAGAGATTTCATACGATTCCTGATCCTCCTTAGTTCATTACTAATTCGTCCAAGTTCTGTTTCTAAATTTCGGCGCTGGTCTATAAGATCTTCGGGTATGGGTATGGGTTGAAAAGGTGCACGCTTAGTAGGTGCTTTAGGTAAGATTTTATGGATGTCTCGCATAAAGTTGCACAACTTCAAGTAATCCCCCTCTGGGATTGACTCGGAGTTGAGGTCAATGATGGACATCATATTGGTAAGGGCCTCCATGATTTTTGTTTACATTTCAAATATTTTACGTTCTACTTAGGTTATGTGTTTTCAATTTCTATTATCCACTCCTCAATTTTCTCAATTCGTTCCATAATAACTCCCCGATACATATTCCTATACGTGTTTTCCATATGAATGAAACCTTTGCAGATATTACGTAAACCCTTTTGGAATGTCTTTTCATCTATGTACAATTTGTTTTGAATTTGGCGTTCCCGGAATGTGTCAGGTGTATAATGACGCATCCGTATATCATTCAATTGACAATAATGTCTAATTGCGTCCAACTTTACATTCTTAGACGTACGCTGTATAGGTCTATGTATTTCAAGTTCACTTTCCAAATGGGTTATTTGTGATTTAAAAAACACTATTTCATTATCAAGTGACGTATCATAATAACGATTGTAAAAATATTCTAAAACCTCGTCACTTTGATCATTTACACGTAAATGAAAGTTATCATAGTCAAATAGAGGATTCATTTCTTTCTCATCTTTTTGTCTGTATACATTTCTCAACAAGTTACATAATTCAAGATATTTTCCCTCTGGTAACTTATCTGAAATCTCATCTATGACTCGCATTACATTTCGGAGGTCTTCCATACTTATATCTTAAAGTTACAACACTTCTAAGTAAGTTTAATCGCTGACACCCGCAACAGGTGATCCCATCTCAACCATATCATCATCTTCGTCAACTGCGTCCAAAATCAGAATTTTAACGGGAGGGTAGATCTTGTCCATGAGGAGTTATCACGCAGAAGATCTTATTTTAGGTATACTTAGGTTAGTTAAAACCAAACGCACGTAGGAAAAATTCCCTATCTTTATGAGTATCAAAGTAAACACGGAAACCGTCACCATGATACGGCTTTGGATCGTCTAGAGTCTCAGACCTACGTCTCTCGGACTCGGACTCGGACTCGGACTCAGTCTCGGAATCAGTCTCGGACTCGGAGTCAGACTCAGACTCAGACTCACAATAGTCATTATTGTAAATAGTAATATCTGGGTTAGAATCCTTATGAAAATGAATATTAATAGTAGACATCTTATAGTTCTTCTACATCTGTATTCCTTATTTAACTTTTCATCTAAAAGAATTCCAGGCGTTCATGTAAAGTTGGAAAAGTTTTCTTCTTCCATTCCTTTTCCACATGGTCAAACATTTTGGTGCGACACTTGGAATAATGCAACCTTTGGGACAAATGGTACTCATCACAATCCTGCCTACCGGGTAAACCCCTCCAATTTTCAAAATTATCACTATACCACTGTTCCTTCTCTATGTTATCGTATTCATTTCGTAGAGAGACAGTGAGTTCATCCTGAAGTTCATCATCATTCTTCTCAAGAGTTGAATATTCTTCATATAGATGATCAACAAGTACAGAATCAATCTTTGTGGTGAGGGTTAAGATTCTTTGTATCTGGGAATCGCATTGAGTGTCTCCAAACTTTACAAAGTTTTCACAGTGTCTCTTTTTGAATTGTGAGAGTACATTTTCACACTTCAAACGAAGGTCTTCGAGTTGTTGATGATTCATCTATTTTCAATTACGAAACCATTCCTTATCTACTTTTTCTTTGCAACTATAACTATAACTATAAACATAAATGCACACAAACATAATAATGAACTAGACCCCGACGCGATCATCGTCGTAGAACTGTCACCTTCGGGTGGTGGATTAGCGGGTGGACTTGGTCCAGTTGGAGTGGCTGGAGTGGCTGGAGTGGCTGGAGTGGTTGGAGTGGTTGGAGTGGTTGGAGTGGTTGGAGTGGTTGGAGTGGTTGAAGTGGTTGAAGTGGTTGGAGTGGCTGGAGTGGCTGCTGGCGCCTGCTCTGCTTTTTCTACTGCATCTTTTACTGCATCTTTTATTGAAGACATAAAACTAGATGAAAAAAGACCCATTTGTTATAATAGTACTACATTTTTTACACTACAGCTAGATTAACACTAGACCTAGACCCTCTCTTACATCGTTTCTTAATGTTTTCAAACTCGTTAAACAATGGTTTAATATCATCATTTCTGTACTGCGAAACACGAACTCTCTCGATAAGTTTAACAAGTTCGTATGACATATCATCATCGGATTTCCTTATTTTCAAACAAAAATCCAACATACTTTGAGACTTTTTGAGGAGAACCTCCAATTTATCACGTCGCGAAGCATACTCACTTTTAGGTATTTCAATATACCTTTTTTCCCCAACTTCATTAATGGTTTCAATTAGATCACATTGTATCATTTCGTCGTAAAAAGTTTCTTCGGTTTGTGAAGGCTTTGGGGCAACGAGATCGTAGATCCTCTGTAATAAGGAGAACATTTTTTTGGGGCAGGTGGGGGTTCAATGGGTACGGTGCAATATAACACTTCCTTCCAGATAAGTTCCTGTACGTCTCTGCACAGGGGTGAGGTAGCTTGAAGGAATGCAATTTTAAGATTGTCAGAGGCGACACCTGGGATACCGTTAAAGGGTCGGTGGGAATGCACGTGAAGGTCGTGAATAGGAATGATGTAGTCAGTCATTTTTTACATTTTCGTTAGAATCCTTGCGACTTAGGTCTCGTTCGAGCCTCATCGCCTCAAGTTCAACATCTAGCATAATTCTAACTGGGGCATCCCATAGAGCCGACTTGACCCACTTATAAGTGTTTTGAATATAGAGGGGGGTCATAGTGACGAGAGTAATGTAAATTGCTTTGAGATACATTTTATATTATTTGGGTTTTATTTTTTTATATCTATTCATCATTTTAATAAAATCAATGATACACCCTACAGCTAAAGTGCCTGTAAATAGGATCGTATTCCTAGCGATCGGTGGGATCATCGTTATATATACGAGCAATACTTTTCTTTTTAAGACCTAACGAAGGACGCTTATCATACATGTATTCCCCTGCATACGGTCCGTCTGCATCTACATAATGCAAAAACACCTGAACCTGATACGAAAACTTACCAACTTCAAAACGATCCCTCCCGTGTGTCAACTCACAACCCTTGTAAATAACAGCATCACCGGGTTCGCATCCGAGATATCTCTTCTCTCCATTCACGTACCCATGTAAAGACCAACGATAATCATCATCTTTGTCGTTGTATCTAAAACCCATTGTGATAGTAGCAGAATATTCACAAGAATGTCTATCAGTATGATCCTTTAAAACGTCACCAGGTTTGTAAACTCTAAAATAGGAATAAGTAGGAATAAGTCTTTTACCCGTGTAATGTTCAATACTTGGTTTCAAAGGGGTTAGAAGACTTTCCATCAGAATATCAGAATAATTGGCGTGTGTCCCAGGAACCTGATAATCATCTGTACAGCTAGGATCATTTATCATATCAAAAAGTGCATACTGTGTAACAATCTTAGCGAGGTCATCCGAGACCAAGTTCTTCGCAATAATGTACCCATCCTTTTCAAATGTCATTTGTATTATTATGGTTTAATTTTTTTATATTAGTATATTTCAGAATGTCTTTAGACGATATACCAAAAAAGACACAATATGTCATTGTTGACTCGAGTTTTGTTAATGGTACAAACAATGTATTTTCTTTAGACCTTCAACTTGAATCAAATACACACATTGAAGATATGAGTCGGGTTCTTGGTATCAAGATGGTTGATTTCTATGTCACACAAATTGGTGAAAATGATGGAATAAACTCAAACGTTGCAAAGTTTGTGGATATCATTTGTCCAGAAGTTCCTAAAGTTGCTCAAATACTGGACGAACGTAACGGTCAGATATTAGCCAGGGTGCCTCTAGAGAGACATTTTACAGGGAGTAGTGGAATTATTTTACGAGATAAACAAGCAAAGTTATTCGGGCGCAAGACAAACTATTTCAATCCCATATCCATCAGGAAACTTAACTTCAAGATATTTGAACACCAAGATGATGGTGATTATGTTTTACTTCAACCAGATGCTAAATGGTACATGATACTTGAAATTACTACAGTAAATGTAAAAGAGAAACCAAAGAACCGCGAAGTTCAAATACTCCAAGCGCTTCAACAGTTACTCACCAAGATTGATACCCTAAACCAGAATGTACAGAAGTTACCAGACAAACCCCCTGAACCACCAAAGGAGAAGTATTCTTTTGGTCTACTTGTAGCAATTTTAGCAGCTATATTCGGAGGTTTCATATGGTGGGCCAATAAAGGATCATCCTAATTAAAGAAGTTTACATGTATTTCATTTATTGATATTAAAAACTCGTGATTAATATCAATAAATGATTGAAGACGTTGTTAGTTTATTTGAAAATGATTACGAACTTCCTACATATAACAAAATACGTGGAGCTTATGTTGATATTGGTGAAGGTTTTAGTGAAAAGATATTAGTTGAGACTGAACTTAAAATTGCTCTAGTATTGGACTCTAAGAGTCGTAATAGGGATTATCATTGGAATAACCTTATATCTAGGTGGAAGAAGCGGTGGTCTTCTTCTTAGTGGTAACAGTCTTCTTAGCAGCGGGCTTGGCACTGGGTTTGTCTTCCTTGGTGCATGTACACTTGCACTTACAGACACCCGCTGGACCCGCTGGACCCGCTGGACCCGCTGGACCCGCTGGACCCGCTGGACCCGCTGGACCCGCTGGACCTTGAGGGCCACCCGCTGGACCCTGGGGACCCGGAGGACCCGGAGGACCCGGAGGACCACCCGCTGGACCCTGAGGACCCTCTGGACCAGGTGGACCCACTGGACCAGGTGGACCTGTTTCACCCATCTCACCAGCATCGCCATTTAAACCTTCTGGACCCTGGGGACCTTCGTTTCCTGCAGGTCCTTCTGGACCCTGGGGACCTTCGGGACCCTCGGGACCCTCGGGACCCCTGAGCCCATCACCAAAAGCTTCGGATTTGGTGATCTGTAGTAAGATATCATAAAGACGACCCTTATCAAGACGCGCGCGTTTCATCTCAGCTTGAATTTCTTTGCGGATAGACTCCATTGTAATATATATAAAAGAAAGATTATCTTTAAACTCAATGATCATCGTAGGGCCACACATTGGTAGTGGTATTGGTCAACATGCATCAAAGTATACAAAGATATTTGACAACGCTTCGTATCACGTGATAGGATCCGAACTACCTGAAAGTGAACACGGCCTCCTGTTTCTGTTACCCATTAAACCCCATATAGATTACATTAAGTATGTGAGAACGCGGGTGAAAAACCTAGCAATCATGACTGTATGTGAAACTGAAACTGTTCATGAAGACTATGGTCTGATCATGAAACAGTCTAAAAAGATTATGGTACCAAGTGAATTCTGTAAACGTGTTTTTTCTAATCAGTTTCCTGATAATGAATTTCATATCATACATGCACACATTCCAATACCACCAAAGAGACCCTATACGTTTTATCATATTGGAAACATCATGGATGATAGAAAGAACTTCCGTGGAATTCTGGAAGCCTTCATGCGTTTAAATAAACCTGATGCGAGACTTGTGGTCAAGGCTACATGTAATCAAAATGTTGAAATAAAACTACCAAACGTTGAAGTGATCAATGGTCTCATTTCAGATGAAGAAATGGACAAACTCCACAATCGCTGTGATTGCTACGTGAGTTTCTCAAAGTCTGAAGGTGTTGGGATGGGTCCAGTTGAAGCAGCACTCCGAGATAAACCGGTGATCATAACTAACTTTGGTGGTTCCCCTGAGTATGTGAAAACACAATATACGATTCAGTGTGAACTTCAGGAGTTGGAGAAGGACGACTTTCTATTCAAAAAAGGAATGGTTTGGGGTAAACCAAACCCAAATCAACTCTTGGCGTTCATGAGCGACGTGTACAATAAAAAATTACGTTATATGAATCATGATCATACTAAAAAACTTGTGGGAAAGGAGAACGTCTTACAAGAGTTTCTCCTGAATGTAATTGGTACCGAGAACAATGAGACCAATTAGAATGGTGCCACTCATGAGAGAACCTTGTTGAGCCATGATAGTCATCACGAGATCGTCCACTACTTGAATACCCGTAGGTTTTTTGGCGATTTTGGGAACGATAATACTGATTGCAATATAAAGAGCCATTGCTATTATTACAGGTCTAAGAGTTTCCTGATCTAAAGTCATCATTTATATATTAGCTACTGATTTTAATTCCATCCAACTGACTCAAGAGGTTGTTCACGTCAACTTTCTTCCCCATCCCAACATCAGAAACTTTATGCTTTCTGCAATAGTTTCCACACACAGCTTTGAACTTACACGGTTTACCAGCCATTGTCGTCGCGCAACAAATTTTGGCACTAGTTCTCTGATTGGCAACAACCTCTTTAGGTGGAGCATCCAAAAAAATGATAGAGTTTGCTTTTTTCCTATCATCAATTTTCTTGTACCGCATCTTCATCTTCCATGTAGCATCAGCGAGATGGTAGCACTTGTCATTTGGCTCTCTGAGACGATACATTTTCGTCGCATCAGAGAGGCAGGTAGTCCAGAGGGTGTCACGAATTACTTGCATTTTGTTAGTTACTTTTTACATAAAAATGAGCCGACTTAGGTGCTCGCTTCACCTCCAATTTGGGCCAAATAAATGTCAACTTCACCGACAAAATCTGGGCATTTCTCAGAGGTCTTTCGAGTTACCATGTCTTGTACATTTGTCACATGCTCCTTAAACTTCTTGACATCTATACCAGTGGCATTATGGATCTGAGAGTCAGTAGCGATATCTTTGAGAGCGTAGAGGTACGCCGCTGCATAGTTAGCGTGGAGTACAGCTATGACTGGGGAGGCATCCTGTTGGGCAGCTGTGGCGTAACGAGCCGACTGTCTCACTAACTTTTCTATAGACTTGTTTATACCACGAGTTTTGTTTTGCATCATTAGAAATAACACAAAAACTGCGGCTATCAGATAGAGGTACATCTCTTACTTTACCTCAAGAAAGTTTTGACAGTCCTGCATCGTCTTCACATGGTCACCTTCGTCGTCGCGAACTCGGGTAAAAACGTCGTACAAGTTATTGACGTTACCGTAGTAGTTTGAAGCTACGGCGGGTGGATGCTCAAGTGACAGACTTGTCATGTTTTGTTTGAGGAACTCATCATATGTATGGTACGCGTGTTCCTCCACCTGTTCAGAGAGATTGTACGCCATCCTTGGTGATACCAAATACAACAGACACGTCAACCAGTAGTATGCAAAGGCTGTATGCTGAGCAAAGAACCGGTCCACGAAGCGCTCATCTCCACCCAGTTGTTCCATAATGAGGAGGTGGTGATACTCATTCACAGTCTGTGCGAAGTGGGTCTCTAGGTAATCGGCACGCCTACATATACCCAATGTCTCGTAAAGATGTAGAACGGATACAAATGAAAAGTATGGTACACGAGCTACAGTTTCAAGGACATAGAAACGAGCATAGTCCCGGTCCTTATATACCCTGTCAATAACCTTCACAGCTGATTTGACGACAGCCTTATTGATACGCTTTTCAAACCTGCGAGCAGTATTGACATGGGGCTTTACAGACGCGAGGGTGAGCATATAATTTGTATACACATTTTGTTTTTAAACAATACCTAAGTTAGAGTTTAGAGTTGTAATAATACTAAGAAAGTATGGAGAGCGTTCAAAAGCTCACCCACGTTGAACACGTCCTCAAGAGGCCCGACTCTTATGTCGGCCCTGTGGACAAAACCCATGAATCCTATTGGCTGCTGAATAACACGAACAAGAACTTTCAAAAGAAGAACGTCTCTTATTCACCAGCCCTACTCAAGATCTTTGATGAGATCCTCGTCAATGCCATTGATCGTAACTCCCTCCACCCCAAGAATGTTACTCAAATCTCTGTCTCTGTGGACAAGGAGACTGGTACAGTCACCATTGAGAACAATGGACCTCTCGGTGGAATCGGAGTTCGTATGCATGAAAAGGAGGGTATGTGGAATCCAGAGCTCGTATTTGGTCATCTACTCACAAGTACCAATTATGATGACTCACAAAAGAGGATTGTAGGTGGACGCAACGGTTATGGGGCCAAGTTGACCAATATCTACTCTTCCGAATTCTCTATCATCATCAAGGACGGTGAAGAGAAGAAGACTTATACCCAAAAGTGGTCTGACAACATGACTATTTGCCACCCACCAAAGCTCACCAAACATAGCGCTGCAACATCTTCCGTGTCTATCACTTTCACTCCAGATTGGAAACGATTTGGGATGAAGAACATGGATGTCAACATTTACAAGATTTTTGAGAAGCGTGTATGGGATGCAAACATCTGTACAACCCCTAACTGCAAAGTCAAGTTCCAAGGTGAGGCTCTCCCAAAGACTTCATTTGAGGCGTATGCCAAGATGCACGAAGGTGTAACCGAACTGTGTTCAGTGACCACCGATCGCTGGTCTGTTTGTATTGGACCTTCCGAGAATGGTCTAGAACAGGTTTCGTTTGTCAATGGCATCTGCACAAACAAGGGTGGTACCCATGTGGACCATGTAGCTTCTTATCTGGCCAACGGTATCATTGATGAGATGGCAAAGAAGATTAAATTGAAGCCTCAACAGGTGAAGAATACTTTCAACATATTTGTGAGGGCAACCCTTGAGAATCCGACGTTCTCTAGCCAGGTCAAGTCTGAGTGTACCTCCAAGGTTCAGGACTTTGGGAGTAAGTTTGAACCTGTAAAGACATTCGTCAAGAACGCTCTCAAGACTGGTATTCAAGATGAACTCCTGGCTCTCTCAAAGTTTAAGGAGATGAAGGAGTTGGCTAAGACAGATGGCACACGGAAATCCAAAATTTCTGGTATCCCCAAGTTGGATGATGCGAATAAGGCTGGTACAGCACAATCAGGTAAATGTACACTTATCGTGACAGAGGGTGACTCGGCTAAGACCCTAGCCGTTGCGGGTCTCTCAGTCGTAGGTCGTGATCACTACGGTGTGTTCCCTCTCCGTGGTAAGTGTAAGAATGTGCGAGATGCATCTGTGGCCCAATTGACTTCTAATCAGGAGTTCAACGATCTCAAGAAGATCTTGGGTCTCCAACAAGGAAAAGTGTATAAGAATGTTTCGGAGCTTCGTTATGGTCGGCTTATGATCATGACAGATGCAGATAATGATGGTTCCCATATCAAGGGTCTTATCCTAAACATGATTCATTACTTTTGGCCAAGTCTCCTTGAGTTGGGTTTCATCGTTTCTATGGTGACCCCAATCATCAAGGCTTCTAAGGGATCTCAATCCAAGTCTTTCTATACCGATTCGGCATTCCGTGCATGGTATGGGAATGGCCAACAGGGGTGGCGCATCAAGTACTACAAGGGTCTCGGTACCTCCACTTCTGCAGAGGCTCGTGAGTATTTCAAGAAGATTCAAGATCTAACTGTGAAGTTTGACACAGATATCATGTCAGACAAATCTATTGTTCTAGCCTTTGATAAGAAGAAGGCTGATGACAGAAAGACATGGCTTTTGGAGAGTACCGCGAAAGAGTCCAGTGAACTCGAAGTACCATATGGGAATGTCAAGAACTTGAGTATTTCAAACTTTGTACACAAAGACTTGGTGAATTTCAGTCTCGCAGACCTGAAGAGGTCCATCGCGCATATGGCTGATGGTCTCAAGCCTTCCCAACGCAAGGTTATGTACGCCTGTTTTCACAAGAATCTCAAAGATGAGATGAAGGTTGCTCAATTGGCAGCATATGTTGCAGATAAGAGTGCTTATCACCACGGTGAAGTCTCCCTCGCAGATACGATCGTGAAACTGGCAAATGATTATACTGGTTCAAACAATATCAACCTCCTTGAACCTTGTGGGCAATTTGGTACTCGTCTCATGGGTGGTAAGGATGCGTCCCAAACGAGGTACATCTTTACAAAGTTGACTAAGCAGGCTCGGAAGATCTTTGATCCTCGTGATGACCCCGTTCTCAACTATTTGGACGATGACGGAAGGTTAATTGAACCAGACTTTTACATGCCAACGATTCCCATGGTTCTCGTGAACGGTACAGAAGGTATTGGTACGGGCTTCAGCTGTTATGTCCCACCATTCAACCCTAAGGATATCAAGGATAACATTGGGAGGATCTTGGATGGAAAACAGGTTGTACCCATGAGACCTTGGTTCCGTGGTTTTAAAGGGAAAGTGCACAAGGAGGATGATACATGGATGATGGAAGGTGTATGGAGTTGGAAGGGGTTGAATATTGAAGTCACTGAATTACCCCCAGGTCGTTGGACGCAGGATTACAAGGAATACCTTGACAATCTCGTTGAGAAGAAGTTGATTGGTGGATTTACGAATAATTCAACAACTGAAGATGTCCATTTTGAGATTACAGATTACTCCGGTAAAGATCTCGTCAAAGATCTTAAGTTGAGGAAGACTTTTCATACATCAAACATGCACCTTTTCCACCCCACAAAGGGTATTCATAAGTATTCCAGTCCTGAGGAGATTCTCAAGGACTTTGTGGAACTCCGCGAAGATCACTATGTGAAGAGAAAGGCGCATCTCATTAAGGTTCTTGAGACAAGGGCTACCATGTGCGGATACAAGTCTAAGTTTGTCACTATGGTCATTGAGGGTAACATTGTGGTATTCAAACGCAAGAAGCAGGACCTTGAGGAAGAACTTTCCAAAACGTTCCCAAAGATCGGTGGTACCTACGACTATCTCCTCAACATCAAGACTGTGCAATACACAGAAGAATCTGTCAAGGATCTCATCAAAGAGTCCAAACAGGCTAAAGAAGAACTTGAAGTGATGAAGAATACATCACACATTGACATGTGGAAAATGGACATTAAAAATATGTAAACAATAGATAGGTATGGGTGAAGCTGCGAAAATTTCGCTCAAAGCTATTGGAAAGCAAGACACCTTCTTACTTTCCAAAGATCCAGACGAATCGTTCTTTAATTATACCACTGATCGGAATCATTCTAATTTTAGAAAGTATCATAGAAATAGGGTTGTTGTGAAGCCGGGTAATGCAGAGGCTTCTTGGCCATTTAATAAAACGATCAAAGTTGAGTTCAATCCAAGAAATATGGGAGACCTTCTCAGTAACATGTATTTGAGTATAACAATGCCAGCTATAACCGACGGTAACTACGCTGATCAGTTAGGACGACATATTCTCAAGAGTGTCACAATGTATGTAGATGACATTGAAGTTGAAAAGATCTACGACGATTGGGGAATTCTCTATGACGAGCTTTATTTAGAAGTATCTGAAAAGGTAGCAAATAGATTTCTTGTAAACAGAAACCTTGGTTTTGATGATGCACCTACCAGTGCCAGTGTTGCCCGATACGATTCAGACCTCGTCATCCCACTTCACTTCTTCTTTTCCCGTAAATATGCGAGTGATGAATATTCTTCAAACAAACCCAATAGACCTTATTTTCCGGTGTGTGCAATTCACAAACAGAAGATTGAGTTTGAATTTGATTTCCACCAACAGACATTCTTTACGGATACGACAGATACGGTGACTTTACCTTCGTTCAATATTGTCACAGAAGAAATATCAGTAAGCCCCGAAGAAAGGAACTTTTTTACTTCTCAGAGACAGACGCTGATAACAGACCTAGTTAGGAAACACCCAGTCATAGTGAGTGACCTCAACAGGGATGTTATAAAGAACAATCTCGTTCCAAACATTCCTGTGAAGTGTATTCATTGGTTCTTGAGAAATACAAAGTTTGAGGATGAAACTGAAGCTATAGGGAACCCTGTTCCCGCTACAGATGGTGAGCGTTTGTACCAAAATCGTTTCAACTTTTCATCATCTTTAGACTTTTTTGGTGAAAACACATTCTTTTACCCTCTCATGTCTGAGGCTAGCTTTTTCATTAACGGAACTAAACTTCCGAATTTGACTAAAACCGATCACGCATATTACAAATACTTAATTCCATTCCAAAAGAGATTGGCGAGACCAATTAGGAATGTTTATACTTATAGCTTCTCGTTGAATCCGGTAAACGTGGAACCATCGGGAAACTTGGATTTTAGTCAGATACAATCTGAAAAGACTAACATTGAAGTTAAACTGGATACTTCTATAATTGATATTACAACAGAAACATTCTCCTTACACATGTATTACACTGGATACCAAACATTCGTGTTTGAAAACGGATTTATGTCAGTTGCTTACTAAAAAGTGTATCCTTGTTATTATAAATATACTCAATGATGTTGTTCTTGATACACCATTTGATGAAATTCAATTGAGCTAGAGTCGTCTGAATTTCATGAGATGTTCCCGGAACTATATAGTCAAACTTTTTGGATCTACAAAAAGGGTCAAAAAAACGTTTACTATAACCATTCAAACTAGATTTATACGCGCAATGAACTGTAAATAGTTTACCGTCGCCTGTTTGATAAGTGGTGTTATTTTTCTTTGCATAATTTGTGATAAACCACTCCAAATTGCGAAGAGAAATACCACTTGTTTTGTCCAGTATATTTAGTAGTATAGATTTATTCTTTTCTTCACTGTAAAAATTATTTATTGATGTTAGTAGAATATCGTTTTTGTTCATTACTTTATTAAACTCCCAAATCTATAAGCTCATTCGATGATTCGCAACCCGGACACCCCTTTACAAACATTTTCTCTGGGCCGTGGTTATGTATACTTGAACTGGAGAATGTTCGTTGACACACCCGTTGACCCTGTAAAATATGGTGCTTACAATACCCATTCTCAAATGCCTTGAATCCACATCGCTGACCATTATTTTTCGTACCTTTACATGTAGTACTCGTATACGATTCTGGTATATCTTTAAGAAGTTGTTCTAGAGGTATACCATGCTTCCTTGAAATTTTTTCAGCATACTCATTCACTACCTCATTCACGCGGTCTTCCAATTCCTCATCCATAAGCTTTGTAACTTTATCATACAGGCTCATCCTTACTATCTGTTGGATTGTAGTTTTTAAATATGTCTTCAATGGATTCCTCTTTTTTCATTCTCGCCTCCTTAAGGCGCGCCCTCAAAGTGGGTAGTGTACCGGTATCCTCTAAACCAAGGCGTTTACATTCTGAAACAAGTTCGTCCTTCTTCATACCACTAAGTGATGGAAGTTTTGGAGGTTTTTTGGGTTTGTGTTGATTAATAATTTCACCAAAGATTTCCTCCTTCACATTCTCATACAGTGGGTCTAAGAGGTCACACACCGGATTAAGGAACTTGTTGAGGAAGTAGTAATGATAATCCACTGGTACCCCATTTTCCTCAACATATTTTGGGTCTTCAGCCTTCTCAAACGCCTTTGCCTTTGGATCCTCTGTCCTAGTAAGAAGGTAGGGTACCCGATCACCAGATTGCGGTTCCGAGCCAGGTCTCCGCTGTCGCATCTTTGTCACCACCTGGACATGCGACTGATTGATGTTGACACTCTCAGGGCTTGTAACAGACACAGATTTGCCCCCAACTTTATAAGAATCGGATAGACCTTGACTCAAAATAAGCTTCTGATTTGGTACATCACCAGAGAGGAGTTCAATTGCTCTCTCCTTGGCAAGCTCCTTGGGTGGACCGGGATCACTTGAAGTCAGAATCACATCAAGAAGTTCCTTGGACACTTCACGAACGTGGGGTGTGTTGTCACGTCTCACGAGCTGAAGACCCTTCACATCAATATAGTCCATGTGCATCTTCTCATCCTTACCTTTTGTCCATAGCTTCGCAGCGTAACGCTTCTTACTATAGAGGAAATAAGGCCAATAGACCTTTTCAAGTTCCAAATTGTTGGGTTTCTTGAAGAGAGCCGAACACTCCTCTGCGGCTCGCTCACCCACTTCCCAACTGTAAGCAATAGCTTCCTCACCCTTACGATCACCCACATCAAACTCAACCATCACTGAATCCGTATCTCCATACCTAACCTTTGCACCAGGGAAGTTCTTCTCCACATAGTTCTTAGTCTCTTCAATCATTGAGCGACCCTTTGAAGTCGTCGTAGAGGCGATAGGAACACATGGAAGAATACCCTTACCAGCGCCAGTAAACCCGTAGACAGAGTTCATACTGATTTTATAGGCTAACTGCTTACCATTGTAGACTTCCTTCATGAAACCTGACGCTGCAGCCATATCTCTCTTAGCTTGCTTACGGAACTGCTTGAGCTCTAGAAGGATTGCTGGTAAGAGACTTGGTACACCTTGTGCAAACTTGTAGGTGCGATCACCAATATTGAAAGTTTCATACTCAATACCAGGTACGTTACCATACTTTCTCTCATCCATCACATACGACGAATAGCAGAGGTTGTGGGCCATCATGATACTCGGATACAGGGCTTCAAAATCAAGGGCAGTGATGGGTGTATAGTACGCACCCTTTTGTGCCTCCAGGACTGTAGCACCCTCGTAAGGTTCTTCAGGAAGGGCACCATACCGAATAGTCGGTACCATGAAGCCAAGTTCCCTCGCCTTCTTGGTCAACTGGGAAAAGACCTTAATCTGCTGCCCACGCTCCACCAGGAATGGAACTGGTACCCAGGTAGCTTTAGCCATCTCAACCAAGTTCAGTAGAGTACAGAGCTTTTTCATGAGTCTGTGTGGAAGTAGGGTATCCTTAATACAATACTCAGCAACTTCCTTCAACTTTACAGGATCTCCCTCTTTGTATCGGGCAAACATCTCCTTGGGAGCCATGTCAATCTTTTGATCTCCAAGGTACAGCTTTGAAACACTGTCAAGCTTATAGCTGTCTAGTTTGTAACCCTTCTTAACCTCATGGAACAAATCAAAAATAAACCGACCACTCATTGGAAGAAGCTTCAAAAGGTTATCACCCAGTGCACTTGACGAGAGCTTCTTGATCACCAGTTCAGAGTCAATGTCCTTGAGCTTTCCCAGGTTATAGAAGTCGTAGTGACACCTATTGATTTGAGCACGCTTGTAAATGTACTCCATATCAAACCCGAAGATGTTCCAACCAGTGATGATATCTACATCTTTTTTATGAAGATATTTCTGGAACGCCTCTAACATCTCCCTCTCCGTTGCATAACTACGGATGTCACAACCCTCTAGATTAGGATCGGTCTGTTTGTAACACAGGCATGTCTTGTCGTAGGGTTCGTCAGATCCAAACTTACACAGGGAGATTGCAATTTGGAAACAGGCGTCACCGGGGATGTTTGCATCAGGAAACTTACCCGTGGAGCTATTACACTCAATATCCACCGACGCTACAACAAATGGGGCGATGTCATCCCTAGCTACAGGTTTGAGTGTGGTCCAGTCGTTACAGAAGAGATCAATATCCACATTCGCGAGATTGGACCGGACACACTTCTCACCACTGTCCAACCAACCTGTAGATTGAATACCAGTACGATGCATAAGACGAAGCACGGGGTCCAAATTGGATTCGTATACTTTAACATTCCTCACACCAAAAAGTTCAAACAGTTCAGGGGTCCTGTCAAGTGGTCTACGCAAAAAGGAATCCACGAGGCGGCGAGCCTGTAAATCCTTAAAATTAATTTTCATAAATGCAAACTCCTCATTGTTTTGAAAACCCCAAACATCTTTAGACTTCATCAATGAGTAGGCAACTAAGGAATCTTTGCATTTATCACCGAGGATATTGTAAATTCTCTGAACCTTTTGAGAATCAATACCAGTTGGAAGTTTAATAAAAAAGTAGGGTGTAAAAGCTGTCGTGAGACAGACCGACTTCCCATCCCCAGTCTTACCGAAGATACTAATCAAATGTTCATCTTCACCGTCTCTCGCCTCCCATGTGAGTGCCTGGAAGACGACCATTGTGTAACTAACGAGCGAAAATTTTAATATACTTTATTAGTAAAAATGTCTGCCGCTTTGATTGACCTTGTTTCTAAAGGTGCTCAGGATGTGTACATCACTGGTCAGCCTCAGGTCAGTTTTTTTCGTCAAAATTACAAGCGCCATACCAATTTCGCGATGAAGCCCGAGCGTATGGACTACATCGGTACTTTCGCGGCGTCCAATGAAATTACCGTACCAATTCGTTCCAAGGGTGACCTTCTCAGTTACATCTGGATTGAGGATACCCTAATCTCCAATGTTACCACCAACACAGATGGTCTTTTCTCCGCGGGTGCTTCCAATCCAACCACTTTCGAGTTGTGGATTGGTGGTCAGAAGGTGTCTGAACTTGATTCTCTTTTCATCCAGGGTGCTTACAATCCTCTCTTACGTGACAACTCTGCCAAGGCTTCGTGCACTGTCACTACAAATGTTGCCAAGGAGAACCACGGTCAGAATCACTTTATGATTCCATTCTTTTTCGGTGAGGACTGGACCAAGGCTCTTCCTTTAGTGGCTTTACAATATCATGAGGTGGAGCTTCGCATCAAGTGCAGGGACGGTTATACTCCCCAAGGTACCCCCAAGATCTATGGTAACTACATCTATGTTGACACCGATGAACGTGCTTACTTCACCGATACAGAGCACGAGATCCTCTTCACTCAGACTCAATACCAGCCAGCCACCAACACTGACACCGAGTTTGATCTCAGCTACTTTAACCACCCTGTAAAGTCTATCCACCTCGTCTCCGGTGCCGCCGCCGGTCAGAAGTGGTATGATGAATATACTTTCAGCACCTCTTCTCTCTACATTAACGGTACTGCCTTGTATGAGAACACTTCCAACGTGTACCACCACAATGTTGTGCCACAGATGCACTGCACCGATCTCCCAGACGATGTCTTGGATGATCTCCCAACCTACTCATGGCCTTTCTGCCTTTCGATGAGCAAGGCGCAGCCCAGTGGAACCCTAAACTTCAGCCGCATAGATAACGCGAAGCTTATGGTGAACAACGTTTCCGGTGGTAACACTCTCCACCGTGTGTACGCTGTCAATTACAATATTCTTCGTATTAAGAATGGTATGGCTGGTGTCGCCTTCGGTAACTAATTTTATACAAAGTCAGTAATTTTTAAAATTACATATGATTGGACCTAATTTCAATGATATGTAACCTAAGTTGTTTATGTTTATGTAAAAATCAACTCAAAATGGATCTCTTTCACAAGTTGATTGATTTAGTTGACAAGAATGCTGAGCGCATTCCTGAGGGTGACTATGTGGACATTTGTAACGTCATTAAAGACCTACGTGAGAGGGTGAAACCACCTTCATTTCTTCTTAACCAAAATGACCCTCTTTGGGTCGCCAATGGGCAGTTGCCATCTGACGCTGACACTATTGCCCAACGAGACCGAGAACTTCTTCATCAACAATGGAGAGAAGTTGACGAAGAAGTTATGTATCCAGGCCTAGATGCGTTTCTAAATGAATTACACCAGGCATGGGCTGGTACTGACGACCACGTAGAATCAGATGAAGATGAAAATATCTCAGTTGCAGTTGTGACGGAGTAATTTAGATTTCTAGTTTCTTAATAACAGATGCGAGAGAATACATAATTGGTGGTACAGACAAAGACCCCATGGTGGCCATGAATGCCGCACTCGCATCCTCGGGTGTTTTGACCTCTCCATTAATGACTTTAGATATGGATTTTTCCATAATTGTATCAACAGTTGTATCAATAGGTTTCACGATCAGAGGAATGGCTGCAAGTCCAACGAGGGTTGGTAAAAAATGAAAGAACTGACTATCATCTAACTGTTTACTTGATACAATGCTAGCAGCCATGCTTACAATAACCCGAATGATTGAACCCGGCCAGAAAACCGAAGCGAGCATCTGCCATGTCAGGGTTTCAGTTGAAATACGGAGTGTATCTTGAAACTTTTCACCTTCATCGGCATCCTCATAAGCTTTTTGCCCCTTATCAAGTGTGTCAAACATCACGTAAGATGCAGCGACGCAATACGACGCGGGCAACCCCCATTCGGGAAGATAGGCTGTGAAGGCTTCTCCAAGTTCATTTGCATATCCCATATAACGCAGTGAGGTTTCGCGGTAGGGGTCAACACTTTTGTACGCGGTGGAATAAATCTTGAATCGTTTGTTAAGTTTTGTATTGCGGGATACACGGGGTTTTACAACGGATAATGGTTTCAAGGCGATCATTATCTCTGCATACTCTTGTCTGTAAACTTTATACCACGTTAAGGTGCCGACGGATCTACTCTAGCTGAAGATCGTGGTTGTATATGTGCCGAAGGATCAATGGTAGCTGGTGCATACACTATTTTTAGTCTTGTAAGTTCTTGTAAATGTAAATGTATCTGTTTGAGCTCATTACAAATTTTAACATAAGCCCATTCCTTCTTTGTCGGGAACATCTCATCATCCATGATATCCATGATCTTTCGTACGTGTTCCATACCTAAGTGAAGCCCAGAATTTATATTTTTCAAGAAAACATGGAAGACCTCCAAAGCCTTATGGCTTGCCTTGACGACATCTCCAGTAAGATCCCCGATGGGATGTACCTGAAGATGGCCGACCAAATGAAACGCGTTCATGACCACATGAACGGCAACAAAACAATCCACGAAGACACCTTCTACTACAGTGACGATGATGACTCGGACAGCGAGTATGAGCCTCTCACCGAAGATGAACTACGTCTGGGGCGAGAGCGAGAAGTCCAGAAGATCAAAGATGAGATTTTGGAGTGTGTGAAGGAGATGCACGAAGAGTACAAGGTTCTTAAGAGGTGGGAGAAGGAAGCGCGCCGTACTTGGACCCCCATCAAGCGTATGACTGCGGCTAGGAAGTCTGAAGCTATCCGGGAATGGTGTGAACACCAGGTCCGTTGGGTTCAGGGGGGGCATTGGGCTGGGAGACTCGTTGGTCATATATCCACCACCGCCATCGTGCTTGGTGGCTGGACCTGGAAAAACCTGATGGAAAACGAGGGTCTTCGGAAAATTGTGTTTAAAATTGGAACCGAGGAGGAGATTATCCGTGCTTCCAACGGTACGTTCTTCACCTACGATGAACTTTCACTCGAAACAATTAAAAAACTTCCCGCATTCGAGAAGAAGATTTACGATGACTACAAGGAAAGATATCAAATGAAAATGAATCAGCACTTTGACAACGTTAGGTCAAAGGTCTCGGAGCAGCAGACAAAAATGGACGCTTTGGAGACGGCTTGTGTAGAGAGAGAGTATCTATTGGGTGTAGGGCGTGGTTCGCGTCCTTTCTGGAACTCTGCGACAAATGATTTTTGCGCGAATGGTGGACACCCGTGATGGTGTTTAGAAAATAGCACCTAAGTTTGTAAGAATATTTGTATTTTTCATCTAAAATATGGGATCTTCCCGAAGCCACCCACTCCCTCCCGGAATTTTCGTTGAAATGCCTCCTACCAAAGAAGAACTCATTGAAGAAATCATAAGACTTCGGCAGCGTGTCAAGGAACTCGAGTCCAAGAAAGCGGCGCGTGTAGATTACGAAGAGGTTGTACTGGACCCACCCGACGATGACGATGACGATATCATGCACGATCCCGATGTTCGTGAAATGGTTGAAAATGGTGAACACACCTGTCACATGTTTGACGCACATTGCCAAGCATGTGAAGATGATGAAGAGGAAGAAGAGGTTCAACGCGTTGACAAGTTACGTGCACATTTTTGTTAACAGTCTGTGAGTAAGTCAATCTCTTGTTCATATGTTTGTGACATGAGTATAGATTTGAGATCTCTAGAGAATGTAATATATGTTTTAGGAATGTCACCCCAAAGTCTCTCATTAGAAACAAAAGCATC